AACAGGAGGAATTGGAAGTTCAACGGCTGCTAATATTAGTGGAGGATCTGATCCAAGTACACAAGTAACAGCAACTAGTGATTGGACTATTCCACCTGTAACAGCAGCAGTCTTAGTTGAAGGTGAAATGTGGTACAATTCAGATTCAGGGACTTTAAAAGGTTATGAAAAAAATGCAGGGGTTCCTTCAGGAACATGGTCATCCGGTGGTGCTATGAATACTGGTAGAACGTTTTTTGCAAGTTATGGAACACAAACTGCAGGTGTGGTTGCTGCGGGTTATATAACTCCTACGATTCAAGATAAGGTTGAAAATTATAATGGAAGTGCATGGACAGAAGTAACCGATGTTAACACAGCTAGAAGAGGTCCTAGAGGAGCAGGGTCTACAACAGCAGGATTAATCTTTGGTGGGATGTCTCCAGCTACAAGCAATACCGCGGTCACAGAAGAATGGGATGGATCAGCTTGGACAGAAGTTGCAGATTTAAACACGGCAAGAAGAGGAATGGGTTCTGCTCAACAAGGAACAGTGACAGCGGCTTTATGTATTTCAGGATATACAGGAGTCACAGCCGACACCGAATCTTGGAATGGAACTGCTTGGACTGAAGTTAATAATTTAAATGAAGGAAGAGAACTATTAGCAGGTGCCGGTACACAACCTGCAGCATTAGCATTTGGTGGTAATGATGGACCAGGTAATGTTGCAAGTACAGAATCCTGGGACGGAACAAGTTGGACTGAAGTAAATAACTTAAATACTGCGAGACAATACATAGCAGGTGCAGGAAGTAGCACTGCTGCTTTAGGATTTCAAGGTGGACCTCCAGGTACAACAGCTACAGAATCTTGGAATGGAACAAGCTGGACTGAAATAAATGATTTAAGCACTGGCGTATATGATGGAGGTGGAGCTGGAACAAGTGTGGCTGCTCTATCTATGGGAGGAGACCAACCCCCTATTACAACTCAAACCGAAGAATTTGCCGCAGATTTAGCTGTAGCTACAATAACTACTTCTTAATACTTGCTTTTAATTTAGAAAGAGCATATATAGATAAGCAGAATGAATAAAGAAAAACGTAATATTACTACAAAATTAGAAACCGAGTCAAAGTACTTATCTAAAATATTAGATAAACAAGATGTTGTTCAGTTTAAAAAACTTATACCTGAACTTCAAGATACTTGGATGAAGAAACAAATGTTTCGGACAGAAACCGAGATGAGATTTTCTGTCTTATCGGACAATAAGTACCCAACTAAAGCAGCTAAGTATTGGCAATCCGTAAGAGAACAAAATACTCACTTTGAAAACTTAGTTCATTTATCTTTTGATGCTAGAAAAAATGATGTGGAAATTGAAAAATTACAAAGAGATATTAAAAAAGAAAAAGACCCTTTAGACAAAAAAATGAAACAAGTAGAGTTAGAGGAAAAATTATATAGTAAAGCTCAAATGGAACTGGTGGCTAAACATAGAATGAGAGAAGTAGCTACTTGGTCTAAGCTTAAAAAAGAGTTTCATGATGGATCTTTTGACGATAGAGATGTGAACACACACCAAGCTAAGTCTTATTTATTAAGATTACACGAACAAAAGAAAACACTGACACCAGGTTCTTCTCAACCAGAAGTCTTTAATGTCTTGGGGCAACTAGAGTCCTTAGAAAAAAATATTCAAGAGAAAACATTATCACTCGATAGCAAAGCACCGAAACAAATCAAAAGGAAATAAGCATGGATTTTGACTTTGTATACTTTGGTCAAACCTGTTTAAAATATAAAACACCAGTAGATGTGTTTGCTGGTCTTACAGAAATTTACGAAAAAAGAAAAAAAGAATTACCCAAAGCTAACAAACAACTCGTGGGTAAAATCCAAGATGAAGTTTCGCTTCATTATGCAGGACTTAACACTGACAAGATGCACCAACATAATTTTTTACCAACCGAACTATTACAATGGTTTTATTCTACCTTTAAACATTATTTAGATTGGAATAAAGTTTACGAATACAGTATGAACATTAATTCTATATGGGTTAATGAAATGAAAGCAGGGGAATATAATCCTATACATATTCATCAAGGAAAATTATATACAGGACTGTCTTCTGTTATGATTATGAAACTTCCATCTGATTATGGGGTAGAATATTCCGCAAAAGAAAAACCCATGAATGGCAGATTACAAATTATTGGATCAGCCAATGGTCAATTTTCTAAAACAGATTACTCACCCAATGTTAAAGTAGGTGATTTTTATATCTTTCCTTATGACATAAGACATTGCGTTTATCCTTGGAATGGAAACAAAGAGAAGAGAAGAACTTTAGTCTGTAATGTAGATGTAGAATACAATCCTGTGGCTTCAAGAACAGCTGGAGAAATAAAATAATAATGACAATGATATTAGAACCAGCATGGAAATCTTACATGGCCATTACCACTGAGCCAATCTTTACACCTCAACAATGTCAAATGGTTATTGATGCAGGTCATGCAGAAAAACCCGAACCAGCTAAAGTAGGTTCGAGAGAAAGAGGGGGAACTCATGATACGAAAAAAAGAGTTACTACAATTAGTTGGATCCCCTTTAAAAAGATGCCAGAGATGTATCAACAAATTGAAGCTACCATGATTAGAACTAATGGGAATCATTTTGGTTTTGATGGCATGCGATTAACTGAACCAGCACAATTTACTGAATACCCTAAAGGAGGTTTTTATGATTGGCATATGGATTCGGATACTCATTTTAAACATGAACCCACAGTTAGAAAAATATCTATGACTCTTTTACTTTCTGATCCTGCAGAATTTAAAGGAGGGGAATTACAATTTATGGATAAAGGTAAAGCCATTGATAATTTAAAACAAGGTCAAGCAATTTTCTTTGCTTCATTCTTAAGACACCGAGTAGCTCCTGTTAAAAAGGGGATAAGACGATCTTTAGTTATGTGGTTTGGAGGACCTCCTATACGATGAATCAATTAAAAAGAGATTTAATGTGGCCCACGCCTATTTACTTTAAAGATTTTCCTGACTCTAAAAATTTAAACAAATATCTTTTGAAACATATTAAAGCTTGGGCGAAAAAAGAATCTACTATGGAAAAAACCAATGCGGGTGGAGGATGGCACAGCCCAACAGATATGAATTTTAAAAAAGAATATAAACCTTTATGTGATCATTTATTTGTAATGATGGAAGAAATTTTTAAAGATTATGGTATGTTGCCTAAAGTGGCATTAGGAAATATGTGGGCTAATATCAATCCACCACACGCCTATAATAAATATCATATACACCCTAATGCAGATTTTTCAGGAGTTTATTATATACACGTTCCTAAAGATTCAGGGTGTTTATGGCTAGAAGACCCTAGACCTGGAGCCAATATTCAATTGCCAAAACGAGTAAAAAATCTTCCACGACCTTTGTGGAGAGTGACGAAAGTTCCTCCTATAGAAGGGAGATGTCTTATGTTTCCAGCATGGGTTCCTCATGGAGTAGAAGAAAATAATACTAAAGCTAAAGGGGACAAGGGTTTAAGAGTCTCTGTATCTTTTAACTTTATTCAGAGAGATCAAGATGAAGTTCCAAAAGGATAAATATCAAATTATAAAAAAGGCTGTCTCTAAAGAGGTGTGTGAGATTGCTTATCGTTATTTACAAATGTCAGCAGAGGCTGATCAGTTTTTATTAAAACGTAATCTGACTCATGAACATAACCCTTTAATAGGTAATTTTAAAGACAAACAAGTTCCTAATTCTTATGCCAAATATGCAGATCGACTAATGGAAACACTACTTATTAAAACTATCCCTGTAATGGAAAAGAAAACAAGTTTAAAATTAATTCCCACTTATGCTTATTGTAGACTTTATAGAAGAGGTAATATTCTTAGAAGACACAAGGATAGACCTAGCTGTGAAATATCTACTACGCTTAATCTAGGAGGAGATCCGTGGCCTATATTTATAGATCCTACTGGATCAAATTCCGTTATTGATGAGTATAAAGAAATTCATAAACCTAATGCTCCAAAAGGTATCCCGTATACTTTAGAACCAGGGGATATGATTATTTATTCTGGATGTGAATTAGAACATTGGAGAGAACCTTTTCAAGGCAAGCTTTGCGGGCAAGTATTTCTGCACTATAATCATGCAAATGGACCTTTTGCTAAAACTAATCTGTATGATAAACGTCCTATCCTGGGCATCCCTAAACTAGGTTGATATCTATAAAAATATAGTATATTTGTATCATAAACGGAATTTTGTATGCTACAAAAGATAGGATTTTTACCCGGTTTCAATAAACAAGTTACACCAACCACAGCTGAAGGGCAGTGGATTGCGGGTGATAACGTTCGCTTTAGGTATTCTACTCCTGAAAAAATAGGAGGATGGTCTCAGTTAGGAGAAGACTATCTAACAGGAGCCGTACGATCTCTTCACCATTTCGTAAGTAGTGCAGCCATTAAGTATGCAGCTATTGGAACTAATCGAATTTTATATGTTTATACAGGGGGTATCTTCTATGATATTCACCCTATTAAAACCACAAGTACTTTATCTAATGCTTTTACTACTACGAATGGATCGAAGTCAGTCTATATTACCTTAAGCTCTACGGTTGGATACAACGCAGGAGATATTATTCTTTTAGATAATTTCTCCAGTATCACAGGCTCTAATTATGTAGCCGCTGATTTTAATGATAAGAAATTTATGATCACAAGTATTGTAAGTTCAACTCAAATTGAAATTACAATGGTTGCTGCGGAAGGTGGTTCAGGAGCCACGACTTCTGGAGGTATTAGACTTCAACACTATTATCCTGTAGGACCGGCACAACAACTTGGTGGTTTAGGTTGGGGAATTGGTCAATACAGTGGTACGGTTTCAGGAGAAGTAACAACAACTTTAAATGGAGCTCTAGGAGATAATGCGTATGGAACTGGAGGATCAGGAACTTCAATTACTTTAACGGATGCTTCTGCTTTTCCATCATCAGGAACATCTTATATTCAAGTAGGCACAGAAGAAATTTCATATACGGGAGTTTCAGGAAATGATTTAACTGGTATTACCAGAGCCGTGAGAAACACTACTCGTGCAGCTCACTCTGATGGAGCAACTGTAACGAACACAACCGATTATGTTGGTTGGGGTTCAGCAGCTTCTGGAGACTATGTGATTGCGCCAGGAATGTGGACCTTAGATAACTATGGTTCTAAATTGATTGCTTTAATTACCGATGCAGAATGTTTTGAATGGGATGCAGATGCCACGAACGCTACATCAACACGGGCTACGATTATTTCAGGAGCACCCACAGCTTCAAGAGATGTATTAGTATCTACACCCGATCGACACTTAGTATTCTTTGGAACAGAAACCACAATTGGAACCGCAAGTACTCAAGACAACATGTTTATTCGATTCTCTTCTCAAGAGGATTTAAATACTTATACACCAACCGCAACAAACACCGCAGGTACACAAAGACTAGCTGATGGTTCTAAAATTATGGGAGCCTTAAGAGGTCGTGATGCGATTTATATTTGGACAGACACCGCACTCTTTACCATGCGTTTTGTAGGTGCACCCTTTACCTTTGCTTTTGAACAAGTAGGAACCAACTGTGGATTAATTGGTAAGAATGCTTGCGTGGAAGTTGATGGTGCGGGCTATTGGATGTCCGAGAATGGTTTCTTTAGATACACTGGTAAACTAGAATCCATGGACTGTTTGGTAGAAGACTATGTTTATGACAGTATTAATACAACTTC